CTCCCACAAGGTAGGTGGTGACTCACTAGCCACCAGAGTCCTACCTACTTCTGACTCAACCGAGCCAGACCCAGTCCCACTTTATTTGGTCAGAGTGGGGTTCTGCATAGTGACCGGGAGGTAATGAGCTCTCTACTATTCGTAGACGATTCTCATACCCCTCAGTTGTACGGCCAAAAGATCCGCGAGTCAGCTCCTTCCTCAGGAGCTCACACCAATCTGGTTCATGACGGACGCTCGTCCTCAATGAGACCCGACGAATCCGATATTCCCACCGTTGAAGCGAATGATTCCACTTCCGACGATAGAAGACATCGTTGCTGGCACTCGGTTCCATTAGGATACAGCATAATTGCGGTATCCCTGACCGTGGAAAAGGTACTGGTTGCGCACTATCAATCAAATTGATTAGTGACGCAACGGTCTCTGCTCCAAACTTCGCAACAAAACTGTTGCACAAGTCAGCATCAGTGGCAATACTACTAATAGATGCGCCGATGGCTTCCCGGATTCTCACGGGAGTGACATTATAACCTTTATGGTAGTCACCTCCGCAGCTTTCCCGAAAAGGACCATCCACGTACGACTTGCTTTTGCTGACCTTGAGGCCAGCATAGTGTAAACCGTCAACCACGATGCCGGCCTGTGAGGTCGGCACAATGATATCATCCCCATACACGTAAACGTCGGGCCTAAGAATTCCCGAGGTAATACGTATTTGCGCGCAAGCTAAAGCCCAGAAGGCTAAAGCTTCAACAGGAAAGCATACAGATGAGCCCATAGGGGCGAACTTCTGTAGCTCCACTATCCGACCGTCTGGGAGTAACGTGCGTTCGGAGCGACAAGCTTCGAAGGCCTCGACCCAGTCTAAGGGAAAGAGATCCCGGACTAGAGCGAGAGAAACTCGATCAGAGGCATCGGTCAAATCCAGGGTCGCATACGTACCGTCTATACTAGACTGGTACGCGAGGGCCCTGTTGATCCCTTGGTCTTCGAAGTTAACGAAGCCCTTGGTAAGATAATGTGTTCCTAGGATCTGGTACAATTTATTCATGAGGCCCTGCTGAATGTACATAAATTCGCGAGGCTCACATGAGATTATACGAGGTCCACGGGAGTCCTTCGGCACTAAACAAACTCGTGCCATAGGGACCAACTCTTCTGACGTCTCCAACTTTGCCATCTCATCAGAAAGGTGAGTAGCATTGTAAAAGAAGTAGTCGGAGTACGAAAAGAAATCATCGAGTTTCTGTGAATAACGAAACCCGTGATACTTCTCGCTATTTGGTGTGCGGCAAGCTGTAGCTCCAGCGCCGTGTCGTGGAGTTATTTTACGAGGATCCTCCTTGTGAAGAACCTCCGCAATCAAACCACGAGCTAATTTAATTACGGGCGCTTGCGCGTCGTAACGAAATTCGCCAACCTCCCGATCGGTCATTTCAAACCGATCAAGAAAGTCCGCCTGCACCTTCCGATCAAAGTTAACATCCAGTTTGTAGAACATATACGACAGTTGCCGTATACAATCTACCGCTTGGGAGTCACCCCTCAACGCAGCTCGAAATGCCTTCCCAAGGAATACGGGAATGCCCAGTGGACACGCATCGAAATCACGCGGCACTGGCAGCTGTATCTTTAGTGTTTTCGTACCATCCAGCACATAAAGCGGCTGAACGTCGTTTCCCAAAGACCAACTACTATCGAGTGCCTTCCCCAAC